TACGCCACTTTGCGCCCAAGTCTCTCCAGAACTGCGTATCACCCTCTCGTTCAGGGCCATACATTGCCTTCTCTTTTGCGATTGCCTTGTTCTCTTCGTTCAAAGCCTCGTCTTGCGTTGGAAGCGGACAACTCTCATCCTCTTCCTCGCCTTTGATGACGATCATGACTTTAGGGGAAAGCAAGCCTTTCATTTCTTTTCCTTGGGTTGTAAAGGAATGCCTACTTTCCTGTCATACCTGATGGGTACAGGAGGCACTTTCATTCTGTAGGGAGACGGTAATGCTTTGCTATCCCCGGTTCGTTTTTCCACAGCCATGCTGCTGCCTCCTTGATGTTCTTAGAGTCGTCCTTACCAACCGTCTGACTGCCCGCGTGATGGACGTAACTCCTTGAAACAAAATGCTTAAAGTCACATACCGTAAGTGTATGACAAAACACGTTATCTGAAAACCAGTTGATGGGAGGAAACCTGACTGCTTGGAAGGCTTCCTTGGTTACGTAAGCAAAGATCGGCGCAATAACACCCGTTTCTTTGATCGTTTCTTCTTCCGCCCACTTTAACCCGTGTCTTGCACCGCCCTCGAACCGGATGTTCTGGGCTTCCAGGATGTAGTCAGACCTCGCGCCTAAAACTCCGACTTTATGTCCAGCCTTCTGTAGATGCTCGGCATCCTCAAGAATGAGTCTATAAGAGTCTGGAGTCAGACAGATGTCGTCGTTGGCAATGATGACTGCATCGTGGTATTGGAATGCGTCGTCCATGATCCGGTTGTAGGCATCACCAAAGTTACCCGACGAGTTGAGTACCCACTTGTAAACTCGTTCGTCCATTGTCTCGGTTCTGCTCGACAGATAAATAGGCGCTTCTTTGGCGTATAGACGGATGCTCGACAACGTGATTTCAAGACTTGGACTCCCTACCGTACAAATGAGTATCGGAACTTTTTTCATACTCCGCCATCCTATGGTGGGCTACCACCTGAAAGTATTTGTTATTCATGAGGTTTTCTGTACAAACATTAACCTCTAACCCGTTTCTGTCTGCGATGATCGGAAACGACAGTTGATCCTGTAGCGTCCATTTCATCATCTCGATCCACCAGTCTTGATTAGCCTGGGGATTGATGTAACTCCGCTTCCAACATAAAACCCCGCCAGCAATAAGACCTGCATCCTGCGGCCAACCCTGATCCCGATAGTGCTCGACCTGGGCCAAGATAGGTTGGTCTTGATACTTAACCATGTCCCAACACTCTCCGGCCTCTTGATAGATACAAGTCCGCCAAGGGTGTTGGAATGCCGCCATCGTATCTCCGGCCTGGTCGATCATGTAAGCCACAAACTCAGTGCTTGTGATCCTTATCGACCCGTCTATCCAGATCACGTAGTCCTCAGCAAACTCTAACTTGTCTGGGAATACCTTAAACCACTTGGCATCCATGCGTGGATCTGAAAAACGTCTGCTTGTGATGACTTGCTGCCATCCTTGAGGCTTCTTAGCACTGTCCAGGATCGCGTAGAAGGCCGTAGGAACGCTTTGTTTGACCGCGTAGTGCAACGGGTCATAGTCGCCAAAGATCGCCGTGTAGACCGCCGCATTCATACAAAAAAACGCCCAACGTCGCGTCGGGCAAAGGAGGGGAAGGAGCCAACTTTCATTTTAACCCATACCTTATTTCTTTGAGAATCTCTTCTGCTTGCAGTCTTAGGTCTATTGCTTTCCTGTGTAGCTCTACAGACAGATCGACGATTGCTAAGGCTCGTTGTTCAAGAGCACTTGTTGACTGCGCCTGCTCGATGATGTCTTGTGCGGCACTCATGGCTGCTGCTTCGTGTAAGTTCATGCGACCCTCAAATTGAACGGATTATTAAAAAAATTGATGTCTACGCCTTCCTCTTTTTGCTTAGGCTTGGATAGAACAGGCTTAAACTTCTTCCTCGGCCTGGACACCTTCTTGACCTCGTACTCATCCTTTACCCACTCCCAAACCCTTTCTTTGGTAAACGGGTCTATCCTAAACGATGTTTTTATACAGCCTTTTTTAAGCAAAGCGTTTAGGCAGTTCACAGTCGTCTGTTTATCGATCTTTGTCTGTAGCCTCACTGACTTTAAGTCAGCAGGTGTCTTGCGCTTTTTTAGGTAAGCAAGAATCTTCTTTTGTTCGTCAGTCATCCTATCCTCGCTATCTCTCTTTCTAAGTACCAAATAGCCTTCTTAAGATCTTCAACCTCTTTACCTTTTAAGCTCGCTCTCCAAACGTATTTCGTAGCATTACCAAGGTTGAAAGACATGTGCTCCGTGATCTCTATGCACTCTACGCCAGACGGATGAGACGTGTAATGCTTAGGATGGTTTACGTTGTCTTGAACCTCCCATTCATCAACAGCGCAACAATGTCCGCATCTTGGGCATTCAAAAGAATCTTTCATATTGTGGTCGCCACTCATGTGTTCTCCTGATTTAGCTTAGTTATTTCAGTCGTAGTCCTGTTACGATATCTACCACTTCGCCGCCCTCTGATATCCACGCCACCGGCTCTTGCTTTTCTTGGTGCGGCTTCTTGGGAGAGATGTCATCGCGCCGTCTCAATCGCATCTGTGCTTGCAGGTTAGGATTGTCAACCACTTCATAGACTTCTGAATCTTCAGATTCATATCTCACGACACGGAAATCCACTTCGTGAATCAGTTCACAATCACAGCACTGCATTAGATAACCTACAGGCTTGGGGCATACCCAGTCGCACCACCCGTCTTCCACTTCTTCCTGCGGCTTGCACTGAACCGCACCCCACACGCCAACCTCCCCAACTCTTGCTAGATCTGTCTCCAGTGCTTGTCGCAGGGCGTTAATCGCTTCCGAGTAGTAATCTTCATCACTAAATTCCATGCGAGCCACATCGTTTGCATCCTCCAACGCCTCCAGCGCCTGTTTCATAGCTTCTCTGCTCATATGTTTTTCCTTTTAATTGCTTCCTCAAGTGCTCTAGCAACATCAAGCCAACCACCACCTTCAAGAACGTCATCAATTGCATCAAATACTTCTTTATCAGTCAGCCCTACCCATTGCTTTGGTGCAGCGTAAAGCCTGTCGCCTAACTTTATGTCTTTAGCGTTATCCCATGCGACCATCGGCCTGCCTGTTTTCTCGAACAGGTAAACATGCGCTACATGTCCGTCATCCGTTGGTGTCTTTGCTGTTTTGTTTTCTCTCATGCCATATCCCCTCTATAAAGTTGCCAAGCATCGCTAAGTTCTTCCCTAGCAATCCTTACCCTAAGCCTCATATGGTCAAGATCATCAAGAAGAATTCTTAACTCGTTGGGATGAACCATCACATACGTTGTTTCGTCTGCTAGCTTTCTCAGTAGTGCGTAGGCTTTCTCTTTGTCTGTCATCAAAATTCCCCTTCTAAATTGCGAGGTCTAATTATTTGCTTGAGTTTTGCAACCTGCTCTAGTCCTTTAGTCTTATCTATTGTCATTTCTAGTCGCTGATAAAACGGAGGAGGAGCCTGCCTACACAAAGACCGAAACTGCAGCACGTTAGGAGGTTTATCTGATGGTAAGCATTCCATCGCATAAGACACGGCATGAGGGCTTGTAGAGAATCCAGATAATTCGTGCGCCCAGTTCTCCATAACCTCTTGGATGTTCATGTCTCGATACTGGTCGAGAAAAGCCTTTCCGTAGGTCATGGAAAGTTTCTTGAAGATCGCCTCGATAACTTGTATGTCCATGCCTTAGCCCTCCAGTAGATTGTTAGGCGTGATGTCCTTCTCATGCCTGTTTCTGCCAAAGATAATGTCTAAGGACTGCTTGTAATGATCTTCCTTCTTAAGATCGTCTGTAACCCAGTCAGCCTTGAATCCTTGCCAACCCCTAGCGCAGCACATTTGCAAAGCCTTCTCAAGCGTTAGGTTTGCAAGTCCAGCCTCTCGCCTAATACCTTTCAGCGCAGTTTCGGTAAGCGGTGACTTCTTGGCCTTTCTAATAGCAAGAAAGTCATCCCAAACAGATTCGCTAACGTCACTAGGACGAAGCGAGCTTGCCGAGCGTTGTTTTATATTTGGTTGTTGGTTGTTGGTTATTGGTTGTTGGTTATTGGTTGGTTGCACGGTCGTTGAACGGTCGTTAAACGGCTGTTGAACGTCCGTTGAACGCTTGTTCAACGCTCGTTTAGCGGCTGATGCTTTTCCAGCCTTGGAAGCGGCTTCCAATTGCTGGTGATAGTGGGCTATCTCCCTATCGCATCGTTTGTGATGCCAGCTTCCTTCCTCTAGCGTGAAGAACATGCCAAGCAGCCCCGATATGGCTTGTTCCTTATCGCGGCCATTGACCTTCATTGAAAGCTCGTGCAGTGAGTTTGGAAGCGGCTTTTCTGTGTCGTAGTAAAGCCAAAGTAACTTCATGTAGATGCCAACTTCTTCGTTGGTTAAGAACGAGGTGTCCTTAATGAAGTCACCAATATGGTGTTGGTAGTAGTGCATTGTCACCTTTCATCAAAGGTTGCCATCACTGAAGAAGCATTTGGCAGGCAGGTGATGAGGCTGCTTTTCGGGAGCTACCCTAGCCAATGCGGTAAAACAAATAAGAGTCTAAATCAGATTTCAATAACCTTGCAAGTCCAGCCTTCTTTTAACTTACCCCATCCATGCACCTCGATCTTCCATCCTGCTCGCAAGATAGCCGGAAGGTGTTCGCATTCTGTAATCTTCTTCACCCTGGCCGAGACGTTACCTCTCGAAGTTGTCTGAACTAAAAGCGTCTCCTCGTCTTTGAGACAGAGGATGTCACCTATCCCAAACAAGTCCTGCCTGATCCTGGCCCACGGGTTCCAGTGCTCGACGATCTGACAGACATAACCACGCTCACGAAGCGCAGCTAAGGATCGTTGCGTAGGACTTACCGACGAACGGCGTTTCTTTTTGGTATCAGCGGCAGAGATTGTCGTCACGATGACAGTCTTATGGGGTTGTTTCAGTCAATATACACCCATGCAAACGAACTTATTAACCCGCTCTTCTAAGGAGACCTCCATGAGCGATTTCGAGATTCTCTCGGCTGACTTCTCAGCAACTTCCGTCAAAGTAGTTGCCCATACAACGAAAGCGCAGCAGCGCATTTGGGGCGGTGTTTCTTGCGAAATACCAAAGTCAAAACTTCCTGAGTTTTACGACATGATGCTTGAAGAGGGTTTCAGCGTCGATTTCTAACAACCAGGGGCTTCGGTCCCTACAGGAGCCAACATGAAAATCATACTCACACAAGAGCAGTTAGAAAAAATCCTAAAAGAATATTTCGACAACGACTACAACATCAAGATCAACGAGATTGTATTTGCAGCTAACGTAGAACAGTTCTGCACGATCTACACAAAGGAAGCACCATGAGCGTTGACTACGATGCTTGGCTAGACAGAAAACTTTACGAATACGACAGAGAGAGGGAACAGAATGACTACCAACAACAGTTGGAACAACAGGAGTACGAACTTGACGAAGTACAAACCGACGAGGAGCGACTGGATCTTATGCACAGCATTGGGAATATTTTACGGAACGCTGCTCTACCTGTTCATCAAATAAAGGAGCCAAACATGAAATTCAACGAACTTAGAAAGATCAACGTAACCGAGAAGGTCGAGAAGAAAAACGGACTTTCTTACCTCTCGTGGGCCTGGGCTGTAGATACATTGTTGCAACACGATCCTACGGCTACATGGGAGTACAAGCCCCATCAGATGTGGGGCGATACGGTGATGGTGTTTTGTGAGGTCAAAGCATTTGGCGTATCTCGCACTGCACAACTGCCTGTTATGGATCACCGTAACAAAGCGATCTCTGAGCCAGATGCTTTCCAAGTCAACACTGCTATGCAAAGGTGTCTAGCTAAAGCTATCTCGCTCCACGGTATCGGGCTCTACATATACGCTGGAGAGGATCTACCAGATGAAGATAAGCCTTCCGTAGACGAACACATAAAAACGCTATCAGAGGCGAAAACAGTTGACGACCTGAAAGCAGCATTCACAGGCGCGTACAAGGTCTTTAAGAACGATCCTGAGGCTATCAAACAAATCGACGCAGCTAAGGAACAGCGCAAGAAAGAACTGACGGAGATCAAATGAGTCAGATTCTCTCTATTGCCAAGCAATCTGGGGTTCTCATCTCACACCGAGATGAGTTCCTGAAGTCGGTAGAAAAGTTTGGGCGGTTGATGCTCAACAAGTCTAAACCGCTAACGCCAACACAAACGGCTTATCTAACCGCGCTCGACGACTGGATGTCACTCAACGATTTGGCTAACAAGTTTGGATGCACACCACAGAATGCCTTGAAGATGATCCGAGCCCTAGAAGCTCGCAAGTTGGTAACGAAAGAAAAACTCTACAGGCAAGCCTGGGCTTACTACTACAAAAGAAAATGAACCTGAACACATTTGAAGAAGGACTGCTGGACTCAATCCAGACAGAGCGATGCAAGAAACTGCTCTGGTCTGTCATCCAACTAGCAGTCGATGATGCCTGCAAAGCACCCTATAAAACTAGGCCGACAGACGACACGATTACCGCACTTAGGTTCCTATTCGGAGACCTCCACGAGTCAGGGCTCGACAATTATCTGTTGTGGCTTGACGTTGACAGCAAAGAATTCAAGAGACGCATGGTCAATGCCATGTACTCAGAGCGTCACGATAAGTTCACTGACTTCGAGAGACGAGCCTTTCGAGCTAACTACAACTGGTATCTGAGAAATGAGATCAATACTGACAACTGAAACTGACCGTAGGAGGGTCATAGAGGCCATAGAAGCCACTGAACTAGGCTACATGGTAACTATCTCCAAACCTCCACGTACAGCGGCTCAGAATCGGTTCTATTGGTCGATCCTGACAGCTTGCGCGGAACAGTTAATGGGCCAGCAGTACACCCAAGACATCTGGCACGAGTGGGCTAAGACGAGGTTTTTGCCTTCTCGTGTCGTCGAACTCCCTGGTGGTCAGGTAAAAGAAATCGAGCCTTCCACTGCTTCGCTTACGGTATCTGAGTTCTCAGACATGGTGGAGCAACTTTTACAGTACGCGCTAGAGAAGGGCTTGATCTGGACAGACGAGATGAAAGACGCTGAACTTGACTTAAGGAAGATCAATGTACACCAACAAAAAGTTGCTTGAGGCTTGTAGGCATCTGCCTTGTGGAGCGTGTTTTTGTGAGGACGGGACTGTAGTCGCTGCTCATAGAAATCAAGGAAAAGGCATGGGCATCAAAGTTTCTGATGCTTTAGTAGCATCCCTATGCTTTCGTTGTCACTCATACTTAGACCAGGGAAAAGAAATGTCTCGCGAAGAACGTCGAGACTTCTGGAACCAAGCGTACATAAACACAATGCAAGCAATGATCGAACGAGGGATATTAAAGGTGCAACATGGAACAAAGAACTGATGATTGGTACAAAGCAAGACTGGGCCACCTAACCGCTAGCAGAGCCTCAGACGCGCTTGCGAAACAAGGAACGGCTACGCGCAGGAACTATCAGATTCAACTCGTTACAGAGCGTCTGACGGGACTACAAAGCGATTCTTATACAAATACTTATATGCAATGGGGTACAGAGCAAGAACCTGTTGCCAGAGCAGCATACGAAGTCCACACAGGGCATTTCGTCGAGCAGACAGGTTTTCATACCCACAAGTCGATTAAGTGGCTTGGAGCGTCTCCTGACGGTTTCGCAGGGTCAGGACTGATTGAGATCAAGTGTCCCAACTCAAACACTCATGTTGATTACTTACTTTCTAAGGAGGTTCCCGCCAAATACAAACCACAAATGCTCACTCAAATGCTCGTGACAGGTAGGACTTGGTGCGACTTTGTTTCGTTCGACCCAAGGCTTCCTGAACATCTACAACTTTTCATCGTACGTTACGAGCCAAATCCGGAAGAGCTAACTAAGATCGAGGCTGATCTGGTTGCCTTTCTCAACGAAGTTACTCAAATGGAAGAAAAGCTATGCCAAAAGAACTGACAGGAAGTATCAGCAAGAACAAGAAGAAGGAGAAGGATGTGCACCCAGACTATCGAGGTTCAGCAATGATTAATGGGGTCGAATACTGGATCTCTGGCTGGGTTAACGAGGGTTCCGACGGAAAGTATTTGGGGCTAAAGTTCCAGCAGAAAGACGCGGAAGTAAGATCAACCAAAGTCGATGACGACGATTCAGTACCGTTCTAATGTTAAGCGTACACCACCAAACCATGCTGAAAAAGGCGTTTGCTAAAAGACCAGCAAACATTTCTGATGACTCTCCCGTACTTGAGAGAATCATTCATATCATCAAGTCTGAGGCTCCAGAGTGTTTCTGGAAGCCTACAGAGTTAGACAAAAGGAGGTTTTTCAATGCACCGAGGCCTGGGACTCCTCACGCTGATGCAGTCTATCCGTTCCCGAAAGGCCTTTTATGAGTTGGCAAGACTTGATAAAGGCTCAGACGAGGAAAGATCGTTTCCGACTCGTCGAGGAAATCTGGAGGGAACACGGCTGGATTCCGCCGTCAACCGAGTGCCCAGACACTATGGCAAAGCACAAAGCGTTTAAGGAGTGGTCGATCCGTGGAGTCGTGGATCAACCTTATCAAGAAAGTTAAGTCGTCTGATGTTGAGGAGATAGCGGCAGCGTACGAAAGTGCACTGCCGTTTGTCGTTCAAGACTGGGCGAAGATGATCCTGAAACTACCCAAAAGCAAACGACTTCCGATCATCGAGAAGATCGACAAAGTACACGGAGACAAGATCGGGCAAATGGTACGAGACGAGATTTTTGCCCAGCATAAAAGGCCTAAGACTTAGCCGGAGGAACAACACCCTTCACGCGCTCGAGACTCCTCATCCCAGCAATCCCTAGCATCCCGCTCAAAATAACCCATAGAGCGTCGGTATCCAGCATGGGAGGTGGTTTTACTTCCTGCGGGACGATCTGCTCTGCCTGCATCCAAGTCCATGCCCAGACCAAAAGCGGGTAAAGAAGAAACTGATAGAACATCGCGCCAGCACCAACCCAACCGATAGCAGGCCTCCAGCCAGCAACGAACATATTCTGATTGGCAGCCTCGACCTTATTCACTTCCATTTGACCAAGATCAATCGCTTGGTCGATACGCTTTGCCTCAAGCTCAAGCTCCATGCGCTCCTTGTCGGATGTATGCAGGTCTCCGATGACCTTACCGACCGAATCAACGATGGAAGAAATTCCCAACAGGTTCATAGCTTGAGCGTCCTGTTTATCCAACCTAACAAGAACTTTATCTGGCTTCGATCTCGCGTCACAATGTCTCGATAACGAGCGATCTTTGCTAACGCGAAATAAGCCACGAAGAGCTCAGGATTAGCTTGGTTGAGGGCTGATATGGTCTTAGGCCCGATCACGCCGTCTGGGGCCGTTTTAACGCATATCTGGGCAAGTTTGATGGACACAGGAACGCCAGCATTAACAGCAAAGTTAAAGATGGACGAGGCTATAACGTCATGCGTTAAATCGTCGCCTTTGATCTTGTCCCAAAAATTCACTTTGTAGAAGTCTCGGACTAACTGTGTCGGAGGTGTTTCCTGGTAGTCGATATGCTGCCAGCCTTCCCACTTTGGGTGCATTTTGCGAGCAATACCCGCATAGGTCTGACCGCCACGATCTCCTTGGACTTCATGAAGAACGTAACCTCCCTCGTCCTCCATCATCTTGTCAAACGCTTGTTCAAAGTTAGCCAACGGCTTGACCTCTAAAGTATGCAGTCCCCTCAATAACCTCGACGAGCTCCGGAGGTAAGAGTAGACCATCTCTGAAACACAAGACGGCAAAGCCTGAGCACCAAGGAACAGGATTGTCCTCGATGTAAGAGAACTGACCGCCATCAGGATCGGCTAACATCCCCGTAGACACACCGTATCTACGTCCTCGGTAGTCACCCCATCCTTTGACCTCCAAGAGGTGGGTATGCCCTGAGACCGTAGAGATGCCTGCTTTTAGGGTGTTGTTGTAGCCTGAGTGGATTCCCGAATGTTGAAGTCTATGCTTAATCATGCAAATGTCATTAACCATGACTGACCAACTGACAGACCACTCCGGCAGATGATCCTTTAGAGTCGTGCCTTGGATGCCCTTGAACTCAGGAACAGATCCAGCTAATTTTTTATCAAAACGTATGTCGTGGTTGCCTGTGGTTCTATGCAAGAAAGTGCCTAGACCTTTACAAGCCTTGACGATCTGATCCATGTGCCACTGAACCGCTTCGAGTTCATCTCGTAGACTTGTGACTGGCTCCCAATCCATAGGGCCGTACTTGGAGATAGTTCCCCCGTCGAGAATATCTCCGTTTGCGATAATCGCTTTGGGTTTTAGGGTCTTGATGAGTTTTAAGAGGGCATTGAACCCCGCTGAGGGTTCACCAGGCATGAAGTGAGCGTCAGAAAATACGATCACATAACCTTCGGCCTCTAGCGTTGCTCGCCTACGATTCTCTGGTAAGGTAAAACGAGCGTCTTTTGTGGGTAGAAGGATGTTGTATTTCTTCTCGATTGCCCTTCGTCGCTCGTACACATTGCGAAGCGTAAGACCGATACGGTCTGAAATCTTCGTTGGGCTTCCTAGTTCTTTCCAGACTGCGATGAAATCTTCATCTTCTGACTTTTTTCTCACGCCAAGCTCCGCGCTCTATGCTCTGGATCATCTTTCGCGGAATCACCAAAGACTGAGCAATTGCGTCGTCAGTCAATGACTGACAAATTTTCACGCCCTGCTTGTTTTCTGCAATCAAGAACCCTACAGAAACAACAAGCGGAACCTGAAATTCCCTGGCTTTCTCTGGGCTATCACCCCATCCCAGAGTGTCGTGGCAGGCATCTTCCCAAACTACTTTAACTATCGGAAGATTGTGCTTCATTCTTCTTATCTTTTATGGCATGGAACCATTTCCAGACAAGCCAGCCGGACTGTAACACAATGTAGAGCAAGGTAGCAACTGCTACCCATTCATTCAAAGTCAGACCACCTACCGTAACCGCTGTTGTGATAACGACAGGAGGAGCAGCCTTAGCTGCTTCTACGATTACGTCTGACTTTTGTTCAGGAGTCATGATTAGAATGGGCTAGAAGTTGAGACAATAACGCCAGAGTTGGTAAGCGTCCAAGGCCCTCCACCATTAGCAACACTATTGTCTTTAACGGTTGATGACTGGCATGTAAGCATCTTGGTTGTAGCTACGGCTGTTAATGGGCTTGTAGGCACTGTAGCGGTTGAAAACCCAGACCCTACGTTATATCTTAAATTGCTTATTAAACCGTCAAAAAAAGATAGCCCAAAATTCAACGCCTTGCCCACATAAGGAACTAATGAGTTAGTTATTGATCCTATAGATGTTGATGTAACACCAACAGAAGAACCTACAAATATTTTCGTACTACCAGAAACCCTGCTTACAGCAACATACGTCCATGTATTTAACGAAACAGTGATTGAAGAAGTGGCTAAGTTAAAACCTCCGGTTGTTCCAGTTGATCTTTGAAAGGCTGGTCTATACGAAGAGTCAATAAAAAATCTTGATTTTGTACTACCAGAAGCGGCGCTATAACTAAAATCTAAAATGTTTGCGCCGTTCAAGCCTGGAGCCGAAGTCAAATACACAAAACATTCAATACTAAAATCTAGCGTACCCGCTGCAAATGCTGATGATGCTGGATATGTGAAAAATGTTGTACCGTCAAAATCGTAAGAAAAATTGCTAACAGCGCTGCCACTACCACCCATGGGTATTGTTCTTGCAGCACCGAATGCAGACAAGATAGGCATTATGCGTACCGTGTTTGGCTTGCAAAGACCGTGAACGAACCGCTACCAGTCTTGAAAAGTGTGTAGGTGTAAACGTCTACGCTATTGGCGTTTCCAGCACTAGGCGCAGAACCTCCTGACCACTTAGGCGTAACGCTACTACCGTCAACCGTCACCGCTGAGTTGTAGTAGGCCGTACTGCCTTGCGTTACTAAGTGAGTTACCGTCACGCTCTGGCCTGTAGCCATGATGCTGTTAAGCGTTGTTGAACTAGACCCACGAATGTTCAGAGTCCAGTTAGCAGAGGCATTGCTTGTGTAGTACAGGATGGACTGTGTAGATACGTCGAAGTTAACTGTACCCGTGGCCGCTGTTGCTGCAATCGTTACCGTCTCTGCTGCGGCAGACAACTTTAACTGCATCGTTGTTCCGCTAACGCCAAGCGATAGCTGATTAGCAAACGATACGTTTTGAGAGGCGTCTATCGTAAGACCGTTAGTGCCGTTGGTCTGTAGCGTGAGGATGTTGGTGTTGTCAGCCGTAGAGACTATGCCTACGCCTGACGTGGCGTTGATGGTGTTAGCCATTTTGTGCTATCCAAGAAGTTGTATCTTCATCCCATGTGTACATCTGACCATCAGTGGGCATCGCTACAGGAGGTTCCCAAAGACATGAACCCTCATTTAATACCCAACTTTCGTACGGTTTAGGAGGAATGAAAGCATCGCGTTGGGAATCGTAGGCGTAACCAATACCTGCATAGTTCTTACGAAACGGTGTTCCACCATTGTTGTGAATACCGCCAACGGTGTTGTAACTAGTACGCTTGCAAACCTGACCGCGAAATTCGCCGTACCATTGCTCCCAATCAACATTATCCTCACCTTCGTTTTTCCCAACTATAACTTCAGTGACGATATTGTTTGCATCTAAAAAGGCGTAATGCGCCATCATGCCTCCAATTTAAGTCCAGTTAAGTCCATCTCTTCACCAACCACACCGATTGGGAAGGTATTAAACGATAGTGAGATTCTTGTGTTGTCGCCTTTGACTTCAGGAACCATGTGCGTCAGTGACGATGGAAACAGAATCAGCTTTCCTACTGTGGCTTCAAACCACCAGCTTTCAGAGTTGTACGGGTTCCATTGTTCCGGCGGGAACTTTATTTGCTGCCAGCCATCACGGTAGAAATAAATCTTGTCATCAGCGTTAGTCTGAACATAAAACACGCCTGAGATGTAGCTATTTGGGTGTGCGTGTTTGTGATGGTATTGCCCAGGTTCGCTGTAGTTACACCAGCTTTGGGTTACTCGTAGGCTTACGTTGTGTTTTGGATTGACTGTGCTTTTGAAGTAATCCGATACCGCATCTTCAATAAACGAACGAAGGGACGTTAGCGCAGGATCACGCAGTACAAAGTTGTTCGTGCTTGTGGTGTTACCCATGTTGGGTCTTGTTGGCAGTTCACGGATGAAGAACAACTCTTCATCGCTCAGAGGCCTACCAAGCTCTGAAAAACCTACGGGGATGGGAAATAGGTTATGCAGACTTACCATGAAATATTTCCAGTTCCTGCGGTAAACTGATAAATCGTATTACCGCCTGAAGTTGTTTTGGTATATGTCAATCCACCACCTATAGTCGCAAGGTCGGCATATGTACTTGCATAAGAAATGATTACGATACCGGAACCGCCTGCGCCGCCAGCAGAAGCTGGCTGGCCTCCTCCTGAGCCACCGCCACCGCCAGTATTAGCTGTTCCTGCGGTTCCAGCGTTTGCCCCTGCGTTTCCACCATTCCCACCGCCGCCTTTTTCAGCGGTTACACTTGTGTTCCCACCAAGCCCGCCAGTGCCATTTGTTGGACTATTACGATTATCTGCACCGCCGCCCCCACCACCAGCGTACCAAGTAGTTGTCCCTGAGATTGCCGAACTTGAGGCAGGGCCGCCATTTCCACCGTTTACATTAGGTAGCGCTGGCACAGACGGCGCAGCCCCTCCAGCTCCGCCACCGCCACCGCCAGTTCCATATGGTTTATTAATACCAACGGAACCAGCATTCCCTTGAGATGGGGTCGTGCTTGGTGTATTTCCTGATCCAGCAGAATAACCCTGTATAGCACCTCCCCCGGAGCCGCCGCTAACACCATTTGCTGGGGCGGTTGCGCCACCGCCCCCGCCAGCAGAAGTGATTGTAGAAAAAATACTTGAGCCGCCAGAAGAAGCTGCACCCGTACCTGGGCCTGCTGCTCCTCCGCCACCTACGGTAATTGTGTAGTTAGTGCCAGCGGTAACAGATAGACCAGATCCGGTTCTATACCCACCAGCTCCACCTCCACCGCCACGATCCGCAGTCCCGCCACCGCCACCAGCAACCACAAGATAGTCAACAGAAGGCGGCGCAGAAGCGCCAGAACTCCTAAACGCCGCCGCAATTGCCGCTGTAAGTGCGCCAGCCATCAGGTTACTCCCGCACCAGAAACATACCAAGTATCGGTTGCAGTCTTAAGACATGTCGCTAAACCCTTGGTAGCTACCGTCCTATTCCCCGTAGAACCATTTGCAAGCTGAAACGTAACGCCAGCGCCAGAGATTGTTAGGTTCCCGCTGTTATCGTTAACCACAAGGATCGTCGTTCCTATAGGGAAAGCTACAGAAGAATTCGTAGGAACCGTCAGCGTCGCTGTAGAGCCGCCCGTAAAGATGACATGCTTACCAGAATCGGTAAGCACTAGCGTGTAAGCAGAAGCGCCACCAGAGGTTTGAGGTGCAGTCCTAAAGCCTACGGAATTTGTACCATCTACTGTACAGTTACTTAGTGTTCCTGATGTCGGCGTACCAAGCACTGGCGTAACAAGTGTCGGTGATGTTGCAAATACCAACGCTCCAGATCCCGTTTCATCCGTTACCGCAGAGGCCAGATTAGCCGATGAAGGAGTTCCTAACCATGTTGCAACGCCAGAACCAAATGACGTTATACCTGTCCCCCCGTTAGCAACTGCAAGAGTTCCTGCTAATGTTATGGTTCCTGAAGTTGTAATTGGACTTCCAGACACGGTTAATCCAGTTGTCCCTCCGCTTACCGCAACTGATGTTACCGTTCCTGAGCCTCCCGCAGCACCAAATGTAAGGTTACCGGAGCCATCAGTTGTTAGCACCTGCCCGTTCGTTCCATCCGTACCAGGAAGCGTGAACGTCGTGTTAGAGGAGGTGTTGGCAGACTGAAACGTTGTCGTTCCCGTCCCGCTTGCATTGCCTTGAAGTTTAATCTTGCTCATAAATCACCCTAAAATCATCCAGGCTTGGCCTGTGCCTACAGTTACAGAATAACCTGCCGAAACCGTGACGGGAGACACAGATAACCCGTTGGTGTTTGATGAAATCGTGACGTTCTGCCCGATTGTAATCTGAGACTCTAGTATTGGGCCACCGCTACCACCACCGCTTGCAGTAGCCCAACTTAAATTACCCGACCCGTCTGTACTTAAAAACTGACCGCCAGTCCCATAGTCAGTCGGGAACACGTAGGTTTGAGTAGATGTTGTTGCAGCGGCACTCGGCTCAATCCTCAGCGTCTTAGTTCCAGAGCCGGAATCAGTCGATTGCAACTCAAGATAACCGGATGTTCCAGCGCCTGTATTAGCAGTGACTCGTGCATACCCAACAAATGCAGCCTGACCAATATCAGAAAGCGTTGCAGTCGAGTTCTGAATCAGCTTCCCAGTTGTACCGTCGAATCGAGCAATCGCATTATCTGTAGCGCTACCAGGGCCAGAAGCATCGCCCGCCGTTAAGGTTGCAAACTCAAGCGCAGTAGCACCTGAATTAACCTTGAGATACTGATTAGCAGTACCAATAGCCGTTAAGCCTGTGCCACCATTAGAGACCCCTAGAGTCCCTGTGATGCCAGACGAAAGAGGTAAGCCCGTTGCATTTGTGAGGGTTGCGGCAGAAGGTGTTCCGAGATCGCCGTCATAAGTAACAACACCACCAGTCGTTCCTACTGTTAAACCAAGGGCAGTCGCAACGCCAGTACCTAAACCTGAGACACCTGTGCTTACTGGTAGCCCTGTAGCGTTGGTTAGCGTTCCCGAACTAGGTGTTCCTAGTGCCCCGTTAAAAAGTACGGGGGCTCCCGACGTTCCTACCGACTGACCTAGCGCCGTAGCAATCCCAGTACCAAGGTTTGCAAGGTTGGTGACGCTGTAATTGGTAGCGTTAGATAGATTGGCTGAAGATGGAGTTCCTAACGCACCACCTGGAGCTAAGTAATCCGTACCGGCAACCGCAGCACTAAGCACACCGGATGTAGCTTTTAATACGCCTGTGGTCGTTGCTGCCTTGATTGTTTTTCCGGTAGTCCCGTCAAACAATGCAATCTCATTACTAACAGAGCTTGCAGGGCCAACTACATCACCAACACCTACAGCCGCGCCATACTCTAGTGCTGTCCCGCCAGAGTTAACCCTGAGAACCTGTCCAGCCGTTCCTAAAGCAGTTAACCCTGTACCGCCAGAAGTGATCGGTATGGCCGTACCTGAATAGGTAAGCGAGATATTTCCTGAACTCGTTACCGCAGAACCCGCTGTTAAGAATGCAGGGGGAGAGATACCAACAGAAGTGACTGTACCGACACCAGTAACAGAGCCCCACTTAACGCCTGTGGTTTGTGTTGAGTCAGCTATAAGAACCTGACCGTCTGCACCTACCGGAACACGAACATTGTCTGTTCCTGTGTGAGCAATGACATCGCCCTTTGTTGTTGACGGGGCTAATGCGTCAAACGCTGATGTCTTGTCAGACTGACCTGTACCACCCGCTGAAATAGGAATAGAACCCGTCAACTTAGACGCGGCTAGAGAAGTTATCCAAGAAGGATTTGCATAAGATCCTGTCGTAACGACACCGTTGGTAACCGTCCCTGCATTACCAAGGATGTCGATATTCCAAGTGCCTGTCGCACCTGATCCCGATGTCGTGACAAAAGCACCGGAAGATCCTACCGCTACACCTAACGCAGTTGCTACGTTCGTCCCTAAGCCTGTAACACCTGACAGGGGCATTCCTGAAGCATTGGTGAGGGTAATGCTCGATGGTGTTCCCATCGCGCCGTTAAACGTTGTAAAGGATCCAGAAGAGCCTACGTTGTTAGCTAAAGCTGTAGCTACACCCGTACCCAATCCGGTTATGCCGGAAGTCGGGAGGCCCG